AATGGCGTATCAGCTTCAGCCTGGTTTATCAATTGTCCAAAACGTTGGTGCGATAGCCCCTGTAAAAGCGACAGACGAAGTTTTCGTCTATCCTCAGCCCAGTTCATTGAACTGTGGTGGTTGCCGTCCAAACACAATGTTGTATGGTACGGCGCCATACATGGCTGGTAAAGGTGCTCCCTCCAGTCTTATTGACACAAGTGATCAACTCAGACCTCAAACAACGTCACGATTTAACAAGGTGGTTGTTCCAACATACGAACGACGTCTGTTCCCACTTACAAATATGGAATGCAAAGTTCCACTTCGTACTATGAACTATGAACCATCAAGTACCCGTGCGGAACTTCAGAACGAACTCTTTGATCAAAGATACGCTAATAAAAATGTTAATAACAAATAAGAATGGCCGATCCCATTTCGCTCGCAGCTGTCGCCGGTTTGATCTTCGCGGGTCGGGCACTGAGTGATAAAACTGAACCAGCTAAGGTTGTTCAACGGAATGTTAATGAAGAACTTAAGGAAGATACTCCAGTCGATAGAGAATTTATATATGAAGAACGTACAGAGTTTGAACCACGTGTCGAAGTACCAGCTAAACAGGAAGTCGAGAGTTTTGCTGATATTGGGCGACAATCACGGACTGGTGGTCAGGAACTGCTTACCATGCGGGATCGTATGTATGATCGTGGTATTATGAATAACTTATCCCCAATTGAGAAGCAGATGGTTGGTCCCGGTTTAGGTGTTGGTGCCGAAACCCCCGCGGTTGGTGGTTATCAGCAAATGTTTAGGGTGAATCCCATTAATGTCGGTGAGTACAGGTTGACAACACTCCCAGGCCGTTCCGGTCCAGCTATGGATATCACAGGTGGTAGATCGGCGGTTGTTGGACAGCTTACACATAATATGCCCGAAAAGACCGCTTACTTGCCTTCTCGGTTACCAACTATGGCTGGTCGTGCACAGGGTGTGACTGGTCAGGTGCCACGTGCGAGTCACCAAAAGACGATGCGAACAACGAATCGTTCGGAAACTGGTCTACGCAGCGATGGTTTGGGTTTCAATGGAGCGAAGCGTTTTACATCAGCTTTGAGTATCGCCCAAGATCCAACTCGATTCAAGAATGATCGCAATGATGAGCAATACATTTACAACAACCAACCAACACCTGGTATTCACAGCTTCCACGGTGCTTACACGAATAGTGCCGCGAGCCAGGTTACTTCGAAGACTAATGAGGAATTGATGAAGTACGGCTTCCGCCCAGAAGACCGACGTGGTAAGGCGAATCGTATGGGTAACCCAGGCCGTATGAATGTGACACAGACACGCGGACATCTTACCGCGGTTCGATCTGACACAACGCGTATCGATGGGCGAATAAACGCTGCGAATGGTGGCTGGACACAACAATACCAGCAAAAGCCATACCATCAATTTAATGCTTACAAGGGTAACGAAAACCCCAACACACGTTCTCTCGATATTGCGAAGAGACAACTTCAGAACAATCCATTGGCTCACCACATTGGTTAATTGGGAGTATAAAGCAATTTATAGACAAAAACAATCATTAAAATATTGTACCTATATTTTAATGAAGGTTCATACTCTTGATATAGACAGTAGTGAGCGCGACACGGCTATATACCCTCATGCTAATAATTACATTGTGAGTCTTAAGAACCCAATTTATGATATATCAAAAATCACTCTCGTATCCGCGCGTATCCCAACACCCCAACTTTTGGTGAATACTTCAAATAAGACATTTAGTATTGACGATGTTAATGTCACACTCGATGAAACGAATTATTCAAACGGTACAGATCTCGCATCCGATCTGGATCTAAAGTTGCAACCACCCACATCTAATGTAGATTCAGTCGTTTTTGACAGTGACACTAATGCACTCGTGTTTTCAAATACTTCAGCGGGTGCGCACGATTTTACATTTCAATTTTATTCGGGGACAAATGGTTACACAAGTAATATATCTTCTGTGACAACGCCTCATCAAATTTTGGGATTTTCATCTGAAGATGCATCTTCTACGAGTAATGTCTTAACATCTGGGTATATAAATCTTGAAGGTCCAAATTCACTTATTTTACGTTTGACCGCTGGATCAGATGAATTTACGAAAACTGTATATTCGTCAACGCCATTTTATACAGGTCACATATTATTGAATGGTACAGATGTGATAAATCACCACAGTTCAGATGACACACTTTCACATGAATTTCACAGAGGACCACAAAAGTTTATACGAGACATTCAGGTCGAGTTTTTCTACATGAGTCATGGGAGACTTATTCCATATGATTTTAGAAATCAAGATCATATATTAAAATTTGAAATTACGTGTTCTACTGATAAACTCGAGGGGTTACCAAAAGTTTCACCTGACGTTGTTAAAAAGGCTCTGCCACCACCTGTAAGCATTCCTGAATTTGAGAATCCTTATAGATGGAATCAAATACTACCTATAATGATAGTTTCGTTCATCGGTATAGTATTTCTTATGTTGACAAGACGTAAACCGAGACTTAGCGAGTAATCGCGAAGACTGGTTGCGCTGGCTTGCTGACACGAGTGGAGATACGCGAGATAACCATGTAAACCGCGATGGACAACAAAGTGGTCAAAATAGCAGTGAGAGTGTACTGGGTACCGCCATTCTTTGGCACGCGGATGAGTTGTTGGATGGTCCAACGAACAAGGTCGTTCCAGCTGAGGGCCGCGGCAAAGGAGAAGCCGGCGACAATCGCATTGAGTGATTGCGTTTCGAGTTCTTGTGTCACGAGATTGACGGTTTCAATCGCAGCGTCCATGATGAGTATTTTAAATTACCCCGAGAAAATTATTCTGGTAGGAGTTCTTCTTCCTGGATACGTTTAAATTTTTTCTTCCTTATTGTCTTTGTTTTTGTTTTTGAAAAAAGTTGTTCATCGTCTGAAGAATCTCCATCGGTACTTGAATCAGTGTCATCGTCACCAAGTGCCCTGAATGACCTGTATTCAGAAATTGTCCACCCCTCCGGATCCGATGTACTCATTACTATTAATAGCATTTTTTAACATCTCTTCTACCGGACTTTGTGGTTGCCAGGAGTCCCAACGATCATAGGCGTCATTCATATCTTTGAAAACTTGTTCATCTCCTGTGTATCTCTCGAAAGGGGGGCAATCTTCTGATTCCAACTCTTCGATACTTTCTTCGTCCGAAGAAGTCTCATCATTGTAAATTTCTGGGAAGAGAGTACCGATACTTTCACCGACTTTATACATAGCGCAATATTTGATGGCATATTCCATATCCTCGCCCGTAACTGCGGTGCGTCCACACGCCTTGGAATATTCACATGCGAAAATCATACTTTTTTCAAGTACAGGTGTCAATATACCAATTAAAGCATTTGCCTGAGCATCTTCATATGCACCGGATGATTCTCCAAATCCTGTCTTCATCTTTACTATTACGAATTAAAAAGTGTTTCGGCGATTCCCTTGTACACGCGAAGAATGTTATAACTGAGTGCGTAAACTCGTATTTGTCTTGCAAAGTTTACACATGGTGTCATACTTAGGTTAAGAATCTGTTCTTTCACTATACTCATATTGATTTGTCCAGTTGGATACCATTTTTCGGGTTCACAAGCAAAACTATACGAATAAAATCGGCGAATGAGTTGTGTCTTTGAATGATGAATAGCCCCCTGAACCGCCTTTAGCATGATAACATTCCCCGTCTCGTTTGTAATTATATCTTCCCCGTCGAATGACAACTTGAGGTAATCCAGGTTTTCATAGAGAACTAATTTGTCATTTGAAATTGAGAGGGTGTTATCATAGTCAAATGGTGTAACACCCTGACGCTGAATAACAAAGTAAAGTTCTTTTACAGGATTTATAAAACTCAATTTAAATTTACCAGTGTTTACATTCTTTTCAACATCAAATGTATTTTGTTGAATTTGTGTGACTATATAATCACGTTTTGTTGTTTTTATTTTTACTCGTTCACAAATATCAACAAAAACAATTTCGGCACATAATTGAAAATCTACTATTTTTGGTACATACGTCAGTGGTGCATAACTTCCAGTGGATGTGTCAACAATGACTTGGGTATAATCTCTTAATTTTATTTCGACTTCAATTTCCTGTTTTGTAATCGCACATAGTGGTATCGCAAGTTTTGGATTATTATAAAAATAAAATGGAATATCAATGAAATATTCTTGTTCTGAAGTTGATGGACCCAAAAAACCAATAATGGTTGGATTAGCCACCGGAACCGCAGATGTTCTAAGTGAATATTTACCTATCAACTTTTCAAGTGCTTTTTGTTTGGTTTGTGTTACATTGTGTTCTGAATATATTTGTAAATAATCACTTGGAATTCTCTGTATGACTTCGCCACCTATCATGATATCAGCATATTCAATGAGTCCGTGACCGATTGATTCTATATATCCAATGTTACCAGAGTTAAGTGCTGGCAATGTTACTTTAACACTCAGGGTCTTTAAAAGATCGCCCTGGTTTTGGGGAATTATAAACTTTACCTTTTTTCCAAAATCTGCCACATTCTCGGGATCTAAGTAGGCATGCTCTGTTGAATAGTTCGAATGCTTTTTGAAACTCTGGAGAAAGTGTGTGTAATCTGGATCGACGGTAAAATACCTGTCTTGGGGTCCAGATGTTTCAAGCTGAACACGACCAGCCATTACTAATATAACAATCTAAAATTTTAACCCGGCTAATCCACTTTCAAAACGAAGTACATTATAATTTATGGCGTATACATGAACTTCATTTTCATATGTTGATAGACGTGGTTCTATTTCAATGGTAAATAGTTTATGTATTATACGACTCATATTTACCTGTCCAGTGGGATAGTGTAGTTCTGGATTTTGTGAAAAACTATACACCCCAAAATCAGATTTTAACACAGTTGCGCCAAATGCGGGTGCGAAACTGCTTAGAACGAGTGGTGAATTTGTGTGGTGACGGAGTGCTTGTTCGTATACCAAAAACTTTGTGGAATCGTTAAAAACAACTTCATTATTAAAGCGCAATTCCACATTCTTTATTGTTGTGTACTCATTCGGTGCATTTCCAGTTTCGGAAAAGGCATTGGGGGTACAACTAAAAAGAAGCTCTCGTACAGGGTGTTTAAAATTAAGCATAACTGCACGCTTTGTTTCACCAGGCTTCATCATGAATTGTGACATTTGAAGTTGTGTAATGACATACTCGACAGGTCTCGACATTATGAAGTTCTTTTCGTCTTTTTCAATATAGATAAACTCTGCATCTAGGGACATCTTTTTAATACGTGCAGTTGTATTTGCAGCTGCACCACCATATACAAGTTTGGATAAAGGTCTTGTTTTGATACGAACTTCAACTTCTTGTTTACTGAGTGCACACGTTGGTATAGAGAGACTCGGGTGTCTATAAAAATAGAACGGAAGATCAATGTAATATGTGTAGTCGCCTGTGTATGTGAGAAAGTTTCCATGCCCATTTAAAAAATACAACGACTGTGTTGTGTCATCGTTTGTATTGTGTAACTGTTGATGCATATAAATGTATTCACCTGTAATTCGTTGTATAATCTGTCCACCAATGATGAGTTCAGCATATTCGACAAGATGTGAAAATATAGAGGGTGTCCAATAATAGTCGTTAAAGCCAGGTGTGTCTGGTGTGGGATCGCTGAGTGTAATTTTCAGGTTCATATTTTTAATGAGATCCCCCTTGTCACTCGGAACACGACAAGTTATTATACTATCAAAATTTATGTCACCATCAAATTGGTTCTCAAAATAATCAATTGCAAATTTCGTGTGTCTCTTGAAATTCATCAGGAAATACGAAAACTGTGGATCGCCTGTGAGCCATTGGTCTTGGACTCCAGTGGCGGCAAGTCTTAAACGACCTGACATTCCTATAGTATGTGAGTAAAATTTTGCTAAATAAAACGGGACACTACTGTAGAATGAATCTTCAATTGAGGAAATTCAAACCCGAGACGATGTCGGACGATCGGGTCTGTGTGTTTATCGG